AAAATTTCTTTATTGTTTAGTTTTTTCATTTTTATCCTTTTGCTTTTCTTCTTGCTTTGATTCGTTTTCTTCTGTTTGATATTTCGGGCTAGCAGGGCAGCCGTTCCAAGGGCAGTTGCCTTGTTTGTCTAGTTTGCTTGAGCAAATTTCGCAGCGTTTAGCTTTCTTTTTCATCTATTCTCCTTTTTCTAGGGCTTGTTTTTGGGCTAGTAGCTCCTTATATTCCTCGCGAAGCTCCGGAAGAGCGCTATCGTTTCCGATGAGTATGGCGTGGCGGATATAGCTTTCGGTTTCCTCTATTTGAGCATTGACGTCGGCTAGAGCTTGAGCGTCTTTCTCCTCTTGAGAGAGCTCCTCTATCTCGAAAAATATCCTGAAGCTATCTTTTGTCTCCTCGCTTTTTAGCACGAGCTTTTTACTTGGATCGTCGTTATTTGGCGCGGGTTCCTCTATCACTCTTTTGTATCCGTTTTTTACGAGGTCGTCGTCGCTCAAAAAGGATACGTACATGAGCCCGTCGTTTGTTTTGATGAGTTCAAGCTCTTGAATTTGCTTTGTTTTGGTATCGTATAGTTTCATTTTTACTCCTCTACTTCTATTTTGATGCTGTAGAAATTTACGTGACGGCCGTTATTTACGACGCAGCGTCTTTGTATTTTTATACTAGTATCGTTTAGAATTTCTATTTTGACGTATAGAGTGCAATACTCTTCGCCATTGTCGTTTCGATACGCCTTATGTGCCGCTCCGGATGAGCCCAGAAAGTCGCCCAGCGGATATGCTACCGATCTGGTATTGCTACCGTTGCCCGGTATTTCTTGAACGGTCGTGATCTTTAGTTTGCTGATTTCCTTGATGTCGCCTCTAACCATTATTTGGTCGGTATACACTTGCCCGCCGCCGTCGAAGTATCTAGACGCGGTTTCAAAGAAAAGGACGTCGGCTTTTTGGTATATCTGTTTTTGAGTCCCTATTAGCATATACCACATCACACGCGTCCTATACTGATATATCCGTCGTGCCAAACGAAATATGCGAAGGTTTCCGTCGCTTGGAGGTTTGTCGGCGTTGTTCTCCACTTGATGTTTGAGGCATACCCCGTTATATTCGCAGCGGCATTGCTTAGCGTAATTACCCCACTTTGCCCCTTAACCCCGTTGCTTAGGGTCAAAACTCCGCTACCCGTTAGCGTCAGCTCAAAGTTGTCGGCTCGCGATAGATCTATAGTAGGGTTTGCTTGGCTTGCCGTGTATACGGAAGTAGCGTTGCGTTGATCTAGTCTAAACAGTTTTAGAACTTCTTTAAACTTCTCTGCATTTACGGCTCTTAACCAATTCTGTCCGTCTTGGTGTGATTGTCTAAATATTATTTCGTTTGAAGGGGCGAATATGGCATCATCTTTAGGGGATGACATTTTAAACTGAGCGGCTTCGATATATCTACCTGCAAAATCACCGTTTTCGTTTCTCATGACAGCCGTATTTGGGTAATTCCCCGTAGTTAATTCAGAAGTCACTAGCGACCAACCTGCACTAGTGTTATCAGAGTTACTTCCGTTAAACCCGAGTTTAAATATCTTAGCTGACCCCTTACTGTGCCAATAAATATCACACTCGCCTCCCATTTTGATAACATGCACAAAACCATAAGGGGAAGGGTTATTACTGCCTTGTATTGAGATAGAGTACCAATACCATCCAGCATCTATTTTTCGCCAAAAACCGATGTTACTATAATCTCCCTGAGGCAAAGCCGCATTAGGTACGGCTTGTCCAAATCTAGCAAAGCTTGAGCTATCAAGCCCGTCTAGTTTGTCCGCATCCAATCCGCTATCCGTTCCGTCTATTTTTTTGATTTCTTCAAAGATTTTTGCAGGCGTTAGCGCGTCCACTTTTTCTTTGAGGTAGCTAGTGCGGTTTGCCAGCTGTTTTGCTTGTTTGTTGCTTATACCGTCTACACCGCCTACGACGGGGTCGGTTACCTCGATTTGATATACGCCTTCTTCCCATCTATTTTCTTCTTTTACGTTAGCCACTGTATACTCCATAATTGAATTGATCGTTATACTTTATTTGCCCGTTATACGTCACGCTATTAGCCGAATATTCTATGGCTACTAGCGTACATCTTACGGGCGCCGCACTTTTTGCCGCATCGCTTATTTGTTTTGCTTTTTTCTTTGAGAGCGGTACGCTAGCGATGATCGAATACTCCGCCCAGTGGGAGTTTGAACCGTAAAATCTACTTCTATCGTGTTTTATGCTGCCGTTATATTTTTGTCCCAAATTTCCTTCCACTATTATCGCGCCGCTATCTATTGTATGAACCGCCTTTTTTACGGCGTAAAAAGTACCGCTATAGTAGTGAATCTTAAAAGCTTCCTTTATTAGGCCCCTAGCGCCCGTTTCGCCAAGTCCCTCTATATCCACGTCGTAGCTTTGAGCCAGTATGGGCAAAAGAGAAGCCGGGCAAGAGTCAGCCAGGACGTTTATCGCTCCCAAATCCAGATTATCAAGCCTTACTCCAAACAGCTCGTCAAATTTCTTGTCGAATTTACTTTTGTGATTTGGCAGCAAGTTCATAGTTCGGCCTTTTTGTAGCTTAGAGAAAAACTTACTTTTATAAAGCTATCGTCTCCTACTTTGGTATCTGCGCTCGGAGTTATTAGCCTCGCCCTATATACTCCGCTTTTGTGAAGCGTAGAATATACGTAGCTTAAATTTAGATCTTCGCCGATAGAAAGAGAGGTTTTTGAGGCCTTGATTTCTTTATCTATACTATCTTGCAAAAACATATCGGTGAGCTCCAGCTCGGCCTTAACCTCTATATTTTTTATCGTAGCGTTTTCTACTATAACCGTATCGGTTAGCGGGCGAACCTTTTCGCCGCTTAGATAGTCCGCTACGCTTTGTCTCGTTTCTTCGCTCATATCGCTAGTTTTTAGATATACCTTTACTATGCCAGGTCCCCCGTTTAGTACGCTGGTTTCTTCTACCTTTGCGTTTGCTGAAAGAGCGTGATAGATATAGGCCTTTTTGCTTCCCGCGGTACTAAATCTTTCAAGAGAAAGTACGGCTCTTTCCTTTAGCCTTTCGTCGCTTTCTACCTCCGCGCCGCCCCCAAACTCACTTAGTTGTTTTGCTTTTAGCACGAAAGGAAAAGGCGTTTGGATATATTCGCACTTTAGCGGGCTTGATTTTATAAAAATATCCAGCACCGATACGGCCGTAGTTTTTAATTCTCCTTTTTTGACGATCGCCGTTTCTTTGACGTAGGCGACGTCGCCGTTGTCGCTAGTTAAAACGCTTCCGGCCGGAATTATCGTATCCGCATCCCTTGAAGTCGAAAGCGAAAGCTCGATACTAGCCGTCGGCTTTTCTCCTTTTAGCCGCTCTATGCCGTATATCGCTACGATATTATCAAGATCGCTTCCGCTTGAAAAAGGCAGCAGCATAGCTTTTACGCTACTATTTATCCTGGCGCGCAAAAGCAGCTCGCGGTAAGCTAACGTTTCGAGCAGAGCGGAGTAGTTGTCGCTCTCAAGTAACGCGATCTCCTTGTCCGTTAAATAGCTTTTAAAAAGCTCTTTAACGCCCTTTAAAAGCTCGTCGTAGTTAAGCTCTTCGATCACGCCCGGATACGGTAAATTTTTTAAAAAGCTCATAGCTCTATACCTATCTCGTCGCCGCTAATTAGGACGATCTTGAAATTTAGCCTATGGTCTTTTAGGCTTATTAGCTTTACTTCGTCTATCTTCACTCTTTTTTCCCATCTTTCTACGGCTTCTATGACGTAGCAGGCAAGATCGGCTCTAAACTCGTCGTCTACCTTGCGGTCTATTAGCTCGAATAGCCTGCTGCCGTATTCTGGCAGCATAACCCGCGAGCCAAGAGGCGTGAGTAGGATGTCTTTTATGCTTTCTTTTATATCCGCTAGATACTTTGCCATTAGTCCCTCGCCGCCCCGTTGTTGGTATGGTTGGTTAGATCGCCTCTGCCGTCTCTTACGCTGCCGCCGAAATTTGCGTTGCCTCCCGTCGTTATAGACCCGGTTATTTTTACGTTTCCGTTTATCTCAAAGCTTCCGCTTGTGCCGCCATCGCCTGCCGTATTTATAGCGCCCTCTATGAACGTGTCGCCTAGTAGCTTGATATTTGGGCTTTTTACGACGGTGTCGTTTGCCGTTACTATTACGTTTTTAGCGTTCAAATTTGCGTTTTCGCAGGTTATATTTATCTGCTTCGGTGCCACAATTTCAAGAGTAGAGCTAGCCGTATCGTAGCTCATGTTTACGCCGTCTTCAAAGCTTACGCGCACCTTTTTATCCGTCGACTCCTCTTTATGCGCGCTTTGGTAGAGTCCGCGAAGTATGACGCCGCTGTTTAGGTTTCCTCTTACGGGTAAGACCAGCACCTGCTCGCCGACTCTAATAGGAGAGAAGCTAACCGCAAACGAGTTAGCGCATGCTTGAAAAACGGGCAAAAAATCGGTAACCATTGAGCCTACGGCCACTCTTGCCTTGTCGCCGCTTACCTCGCTGATCGTTGCGACTTCTATAAAATATTCTCTACTCATCGCCGATATGCTCACTAAATTTATTATTTTTGATAGGTCGCCTTCGTCTCACGTTTTGTTTTATCTCTTTTACGTCGTCGTGAATTTCGTTTAGTTTTTGGCGGTTTGCGCCGTTTTCGGTGCGTAGCGTTTCTACCAGTTCTCTGGTAGCGGCCGTGTTGTTATTTATAGCTTCGTTGCTTCTTACGGAAATATCCACCAAAATTTCGGCGTTTTTGTTCGCGGTTTTGTTTAGTAGCCAAAAGATCACTACAAATACTATAAAGCCGAAAATTACCATAAAGACCAAAAACTCATTCGTCCCCCAAGCTCCTGCTGAGTTGATAAGTCCCGTAGTTTCTTTAATCTCGTCGCTAAAATTTAGGCTATTTTCCATTTTATTCCTTTATCCCCAGGCATTGTTTCAGTTTTT